GTTCAGTTTCCCTATACCCCGGAAGGGCAACAGGCGGCACAACAGTATCAAATGTCTTTGTCGCCCGCACAAGGGTTAGGTTTTCGTCCTCTTAGGATGGAACAAGGTGGTTCCCCGGAAGCAATTAATATTGCCAAAGGTCTTTATGCTCTTATGAGCAAGGGGTCCACTTCGGAGGTCGAGGCCTACATAAACAAAAATCTATCTGACCTTGAGCAGATAGCCCAGATAGATGATCCGAGGTTTAATATGGTTCGTCAGGTATTATCTCAGTTACAGATGCCGCAGCAGATGCCGCAGCAGATGCAGGTTCCGCTTCCTACACGGCCAAAGCCCCAAGAAGATTTTTATCCGCCTTTGGGGGAACAAAATCAGGGCGACTCTCTTTCAACATTTAGTGGCGGAGCGCTGCCCTACTTTAACGGAGAAGACCCGGATGGCCCCCCGACACATAGTAGCGAGGTAATACCCGAGGGGTTTAATTTTGTCCGAAAAGACCCCATGGCGGACCTTCAAGATCCTGAACAGGCAAGTGTTCTGCTTCCTGATCCGCCAAAGCCGCAGACAACGCCGCAGAACTACATGGGCGGTGGAACCGTTCACCCAGAGAACATTCCTTATGGCTATAAAAATGCTAAACAAGCCGGAGATACTATGCGGCGGATCTTACAATCCAACGCAAATCCCGGTGGAATAAGGTCTCTTTTAGGTGTGGTTAGATAACTATGGCGGATACACCCCTTCCCAGAAGTAATTTTGGAACGGCGTCTCTTGTAGAGCGGCGCGACCAGATACCTCCCGTAGAACTCGACGTTGAGGAAGGTCCGGGGGCCATGGTCCCTGTAGACGGCGAAGCTATAATTGAAGCTCCTGGCTTGTCTATTGAGATGGAGGATGACGGGGGCGTTATAGTGGATTTTGATCCACGAGCCACGGCCCAAGAACCTGGGGAGTTTCACGACAATTTAGCTGAAGAGCTTTCCGACGCTGATTTATCTAGTATCGCGTCCACTGTTCTTGAGGAATATGAATCGAACAAGGCTGGCCGCAAGGACTGGGAGGACACTTACGTAAACGGTTTGGAGCTTCTTGGTTTCAAGTATCAGGAGCGGACGGAGCCTTTCCGTGGCGCAACGGGTGTTACGCATCCTTTACTGGCGGAAGCTGTCACACAATTTCAAGCGCAGGCTTTTGGAGAACTTTTCCCTTCGGGAGGTCCGGTTAGAACTGAGATCATAGGTCGAGTGACCCCTGAAGTTGAGGATCAGTCGGAGCGCGTTCGTCATTATATGAATTATCAGATTACGTGTGTAATGAAAGAGTACACGCCTGAATTTGATCAGATGCTGTTTTATCTGCCGTTGTCGGGTTCTACTTTTAAAAAGGTTTATTATGATGAGTTTTTGGGGAGGGCTGTCAGCAAGTTTGTCCCTGCTGAACAACTGGTTGTCCCGTACACGGCGACGGACCTTGAGACGGCTGAAAACGTTACGCATGTTATTCAGATAAGCGAAAACGATTTACGCAAGAAACAGGTTGCAGGTTTTTATAGTGACATAGAAGTCACACCTTCTCAGACCGACCCTTCTCAGGTTAGAGAAGAGATGGATGACATTTCCGGTGTAGAGCCCTCGTATTTGGATACGGAGATAACTTTATTGGAGTGCCATATTCACTTGGACATTCCAGGTTATGAGGATGTCGGGGACGATGGCGAAAACACCCGGATTAAACTGCCTTATATTGTAACCGTATCCGAGAACAACGGGAAAGTTCTGAGCATACGGCGGAATTGGAAAGAAGAAGATACGAGCCGGAGCAAAATTCAATATTTTGTTCACTTCAAGTTTTTGCCCGGCTTTGGGTTTTATGGTCTTGGCCTTATCCATATGATTGGAGGGCTAAGTCGAACGGCGACAGCGGCGCTACGTCAACTAATAGATGCCGGAACTCTGTCTAACCTCCCAGCAGGGTTCAAGGCGCGCGGACTTCGCATCCGTAATGATGACGAGCCTCTGTCGCCGGGAGAATTCCGTGACGTTGATGCCCCTGGAGGAGCAATTCGCGATTCTTTAATGCTTCTTCCATATAAAGGGGCTGACGCCACCTTGTATCAGTTGATGGGCTTTTGTGTAGAGGCCGGTCAACGATTTGCGGCGGTTTCAAACCTACAAGTTGGGGATGGAAATCAACAAGCTCCTGTTGGTACGACGATTGCTATGTTGGAGCAAGGGGCCAAGGTAATGTCCGCTATTCATAAGCGGCTGTATTATGGTCTTAAAGAAGAATTCTTCTTACTTGGTCATGTATTTGGAGAATTTTTGCCCCCGGAATACCCGTACAACGTTGTAGGTGCGGAAAGAACCATAAAAGCGGAAGATTTTGATAACCGGGTTGATGTTATCCCATCAGCGGACCCCAACATCTTCTCCATTGCGCAAAGAGTTACGTTGGCGCAAACGTCGCTTCAACTGGCGCAATCAGCCCCTGATCTTCATAACATGTATGAAGCATACAGGCGCATGTATAAAGCCCTTGGTATCCGCGACATTGACACCATTCTGAAGCCTATGGAACAGGGTGAACCTACACCCAAAGACCCCGCCGCAGAAAACGCTGATTCTTTGGAAAGCATTCCTTTAGAAGCTTTTGAAGGACAAAATCACGAAGCTCATATCATGGCGCATCTGGTATTTGGATCTTCTAGTATGGTAGGTCAGCTACCCCAAACGGTTATGGCGCTGCAAAAGCATGTAATGGATCATCTTGCATTAAAGGCAAGAGAGCAGGTTATGGCTCAGATGGCTCCCCAGATGCAACAAATGCAGGGGCAGCAAATGCCTCCAGAGCAGTTTATGCAAATGGAGTCCATGGTTGCGGACTTAATTTCTCAAGGTATGCAGGAAGTTAAGCAATTGAGCGCTCAATTAAGTGGTCAAGGGGAAGAAGATCCCTTAATAGCTCTAAAAACGCAGGATCTTGAAATTAAAGCTCGTAAAGACCAGCAAGATACAAACATTGATTTGCAGAAACTTGAACTAGCGCAGCAAAAAAATGCTAATACAGTTGCTTTAGGTAATAAACGCATTCAATCGAATGAGGGAATAGTAGATTCCCGTATAGAAGCGGCCCGAGAACGTGAAATAATGAAACTTAGAGCTAAGTAGGAGATTATAATGGTTTTGAACAAAAAAGGCTCTTCTGTGGGCGTAATTGCTAAAGGTCTTGTTATTAAGGGGCAGGGAAAAGTTCCTTATAATGGTCCAGAAGTTGTTGATACTCCACAAGTTGCTACAGGTAAGACTACAAAGGGCACTATTTCAAAGGGTGGAATGGGCGCAATGCTTCGTGGCGGCACATTTACTTATTAGTAGGAGATTTTAAATGCCTAAATGGTTTATGGAACGTGTTAAAGAGCCCTCTACTTTTGCGGCCCTAGCCATTGCAGTAAGTGGCGTAGGACTTTTAATTGATCAACCGTACCTTATTATGGGAAGTATAGCGGTTGCGATATTGGCGTTTGTGCTAAAAGAAAAAGGTCTTTATTGAGTACTGGATATGTTGGCTTCTTTAATCCCCAGTTTAGTTCCCTTAGTAGGGGATGTTCTAGACCGCTTTTTTCCTGATAAAGAGAAAGCGGCCCAGGCCAAAAGAGAGATTGAATCTCAGCTTACGGATCATCTTGCTAAAATTGATCTTGCCCAATTACAAGTCAACAAAGAAGAAGCCAAAAGTAGAAATGTTTTTATTGCCGGATGGCGTCCTTTCGTCGGATGGACCTGCGGCCTTGCATTGTGTTGGACTTATATTTTACAGCCGATAGCTCAATTTGTTTTAGCACAAACGGGTAATTTAATTGATCTTCCGGCTCTTGATATGAGTACGATGATGCCAGTTCTTCTTGGTATGCTCGGATTAGGCGGCTTGCGTAGTTTTGAAAAGTTTAAAAAGGTATCTAAATAATAATGGATGACATTCATTTATCTCAACATATCTTTAAGGTTATAAAGGATCGACGTGACCGCATTATAGAAATGTTGGAGTACGGGTCTCCCGATAATATGGAAGAATACTGCCGTTTCGTAGGATGTTTAGAATCTTTAAATTTTATTAACTCTGAATTAAGAACCATTTTGGATAAACAGGAAGAATAACATATGAGAATATGCAAATGACGAATCAACGCAAAAGCGCAAAAGTAGTATCCTTGGAGAAGTCGTATCTGAACCTTGAAGATAAGGTTTTAGATCCGACTAAACTTGATCAAAGCTCCATGGATCGTTTACCGAAGCCTACGGGATGGAGAATCCTTATCCTCCCTTATAAAGGGAAGGGTAAAACAACGGGAGGTGTTTTACTTCCAGATCAAATAATTGACCGTGAAGCTGTAGCGACAGTATGCGGATATGTATTACAGGTGGGATCTCTTGCTTATAAGGATAAAGAGAAGTTTCCAGAAGGGCCGTGGTGCGCGGAGAAGGACTGGGTAATCTTCGGTCGTTACTCTGGCGCACGGTTTAAGATAGATGGTGGAGAAGTTCGTATTTTAAATGATGATGAAATCATTGCCGTTATACAAGATCCGGAAGATATCTTGCACATGTAACATGGAGGAAGACCATGCCCGAAAATGCTGAAGAACTAATTGATGTCCCTACGGAGGGAAAATCCATAGATGTTGAGGTATCTTCATCTATGGAACAAGAAGCCGGGGAAGCCGGTGAATCGGAAGAAGAAGAACACGAGGGATATAGCCAAAAAGTTAAAAAACGAATTGATAAGATGACGCGCAAATTACGAGAGGCTGAGAGACAGCAAGAAGCAGCTTTGCAATTTGCGCAAGGTATACAGAAAGAGAATACTTCGCTCAAAAGCCGCGTTCAGAATTTGGATGCCGGGTATGTGAGTGAATATGGGGATAGGATAGCGTCTCAATCTGCGGCGCTTGAAAAAGACATTGAAATGGCTATCGCCACAAACAACACCTCGGAGCAGGTTAGTTTAAATAAAAAGATGGCTCAATTAGTCATTGAAGAGGAACGGGTTAAGGCTGCTAAACTTCAACAATCCCAGCAACAGCAGCAACAATCCCAGCAGCAGCAGGCCCAGCAGGCCCAGCAGCCCCAGCAATCTAAGGCTCCAGTAAGAGCGGATCCAAAAGCAGAGCAGTGGGCCAATAATAACGCGTGGTTTGGCGAAGACGACGCCATGACTTTTGCTGCTTTTGGAATTCATAAGACATTGGTCGAGAATGAAGGCTTTGACACCAATAACCCAGACTATTATGATGAGATAGATAGACGATTACGTGAAGCGTTCCCCCATAAGTTTAATGGTAGTTCCAACGGGGAAACAGTAACTATAACAGAGGGTCGTAGGCCACAGCAGGCCGTAGCCTCTGCCGTTCGCTCCAGCAATTCTGGGCGCAAAGTAGTAAGGCTCTCACCTAGCGAAGTAGCTATTGCTAAAAAACTAGGTGTTCCACTTGCCGATTACGCAAAACACAAGACTTCGTGATGGAGAACGAAAATATGACTGACCAACAGGAAAACATTGATCGCACTCCCCGCGCTTCTAAGGTCCGTGCTGCAAAGCCGCGACGCGCCCCTTGGAAACCTCCGTCTTTATTGGACGCTCCTGATGCACCCGAAGGCTTTTCTCATCGTTGGATAAGAGCAGAAGTTAGGGGCTTTGACGACCGTAAAAACATTTCCGCCCGTATGAGAGAAGGGTGGGAATTGGTCAGAAGAGAAGAGTACCCCGACTTTGAAGCTCCAACGATTGAATCTGGCAAATATGAAGGCGTTTTCGGTGTAGGAGGACTTTTACTGGCCCGTATTCCAGTAGAGATCATTGAAGAACGTTCTGCTTATTTCAAAACTAGAACTACTGACGCAATGCAGGCCGTGGACAACGATCTTTTAAAAGAGACGCAGCATCATTCGATGGCGATTCAGAAGCCTGAACGACAATCGCGCGTAACGTTTGGTGGTCCTAAGAAATCTTAGGCTTACTATTTTTAAACCCTTTTGCTTTAAGGAGCAAATAATATGGCAAACTCAAATGGAAGTTTTGGCCTTCGCCCACTTAGTAAATTGGGCTCGGCCACTAACTCCACTGGGCTTTCCAGCTACTCGATGTATGAAATTGCTAATGGCAACACTGACAAGATTTATCACGGCCAACCTGTCATTCCGCTTTCCACTGGTTTTATTGGTGTGACTGCGAATGCGGCGGGTGGAACGGTAAGCCTTCTGGGTGTTTTCATGGGTTGTAAATACGTCGCTAGTGGCACTGGGAAACCTACCTGGAGTAATTACTGGCCCGGTTCTGGAGCAGACAGCAATCACCCGATTGAGGCGTTTGTTGAAGATGATCCAAACCAATTGTATGTAATTGCAACCGACGCTTCGTGGACTAGTAAAGCCACCGCTCGTGCGGCAGTTTTTGCAAATGTTAACCTTTCAACAGGTGTTACAGGCACTGATTCAAGTGGTCTATCTCTAGGCCGTTTGGCTATCAGTACAATCAATACCACCGCATCTCTACAGTTGCGGATCATGGGTTGGGTACAAGACTCCGCAAACGAAGATTTTGCGGCGGCTGGTATCGGTGCTGTAGTACGACTCAACAACAGTTTCAATGCCCCAACTGGGTCCATTGCTGCTGGTACTGTTGCAGTAACCGGCGTTTAGGAGGGTTGAATAATGGCTATTAGTAGATCACAACTTGTCAAAGAGTTGGAACCTGGACTGAACGCCCTGTTTGGCCTTGAATATGACCGCTACGACAGGGAGCATGAGCAGATCTTTTCTATGGAAAGCTCAGATCGTGCCTTTGAAGAAGAGGTCATGTTGTCTGGTTTTGGTTCCGCTCCCACTAAAAGTGAAGGTACTGCCGTGTCTTACGACGACGCGCAGGAAGCCTACACGGCCCGATATACCATGGAGACTATCGCACTTGCGTTCTCCATCACTGAAGAAGCCGTAGAAGACAATCTTTATGATCGTCTAGCTTCTAGGTATACGAAGGCCTTGGCTCGAAGCATGAGCCAAACCAAGCAGGTCAAAGCGGCAGCGGTTCTAAACAACGCTTTTGACAGCGCTTACACAGGTGGCGATGGTATTGAGCTTTGCTCAATCGTTCATCCTCTAGTAAGTGGCAACACTTTCCGCAACGAACTCGCAGTTGCTTCGGATCTTAATGAGACAAGCCTTGAACAGGCCCTCATTGATATTTCAAGTTTTGTTGACGAGCGTGGCCTGAAAGTGGCGGTTAGCGGTACTAAACTAGTTGTTCCAAAAGAACTTCAGTTCACCGCAGATCGTTTGCTTGAATCAACCCTTCGCGTTGGAACGGCAGATAACGACATCAATGCTGTTCGTAACATGGGTATGCTTCCGCAAGGTTATGATGTTAATCATTTCCTGAATGACGTGGATGCTTGGTTCATTATGACAGATGCTCCAAATGGTCTTAAAGGTTTTAATCGCAGTGCGATTAGGACTTCCATGGAAGGCGACTTTGATACCGGAAATGTGAGGTATAAAGCCCGCGAACGCTATGCGTTTGGTTGGTCTGATCCTCGGGGTATCTTTGGTTCTCCTGGCTGATGACTAATATACCGGGAGGGGGGAGACCCCTTCCCGGTAGTTTTTGGGATTACATATTCCTAGCGACTGTCCCAACAGACGCTTACACGACGCTAGGGAATAAAACCTTTGTAAGGAGGAAGCCTCATGGCTAACACGACATTTAATGGCCCCGTTCGTTCTGAGAACGGCTTTGAAGTAATCAACATTAATTCCACTACGGGCGCGGTCACGACTACGCTTGATATTGACTCTACTGGTGCTATTGCCAACCCCACCGGAATGATCGCCGCTACGGGCGCTAAGACGCAGATGGCAAACGCCTTTGCTGCCGTTATGGTCAAAAACACTCATTATCTTGCTCCCGCAGATGGGAACGCTTGTACGGCGACATTGCCCACTGCTGCAACCTCTACTGCTGGCGACGTGATTATTGTTGATTGGCACGCTGCCATGTCTAACGGCCAAACTCAAAAGTTTG